AAACCGTCTAATTTACCTTTTACCTTCTTAGAATAGAATGTAGTTCTTATAGCTTCCGTTAATCCTACTACAAAAAACGTGTTTTTTACCTTTTCTTGGTTTTCTAAACACCATTCGAACACTACTCTTATGGCATGTTGTATGCTAGTACCGGCTAACCCATGCCAATACGTTCTAACTCCTAGTTTTTCACCTAAAACTTGTAAAAACATAGGTTCATTATCACCGTAATCAGTTTCATGATGCTTTCTATTCTTATTTTCGGGCCAATACCCTGTTCTAAAGAAAGAACACCCTGCTCCAACTACATATTTTACGTTCATTTTTATAATATAAGGTTTTTTTACTAAAAATACTACTATTTTAAAAAAATTTTCGGAAAAAAATTTGCTTATATGGGGTTTTTTCTATTTATTATCAAATATGAAGAAAATTAATGCAGAACACTTGTTTGCTCTCTTTGAAGCCGATGATGAGCAGGTATATGAACAGCATGGATATGAAGATCAACTTAAAAATCCATATGTTATCATGGGTATGGTCATAAAAGGCATTGAAAATTTCTTCATTCTTGATAAAATTTACCTAAAAAACGATAAAAAACACTATAAAGAGGTAAGAGAAAGTATAAAATTCAAATATTTTAACAGATTATACGAATATCTTACTAGAATTAACTATAATACCTTTGAGGCTAAGTATACTATTGCCGAATCTTACGATATAGGCAGTGTATTACGTCACTTAGACTATATGAGACGTTATTATGAAGGGTTAGAAGAGTATGAAAAGTGTGCGGTTATAAAAAAGTACATAGATCTCCTATATGATAAACCTAACATAAAGCTAGATCTAGAGGTTTCCCCATAGAGTTAAACTAAATACCAGTATATATGATAGATTTATTAGAAGCGTTATGTCTATTAATAGTCTTTTGGTTCATTATGAACAGGTTCTTTAAATGGATGGATAAATAAAAGGGGAAATAGTTGGAATTCTGCTATATTCTTCTTATATTATGGTATATAAAAAAATAAAGGTTATGTTATATAGTGAAAAAGTAAAGAAATCTAAAGAGGTTTTCAAAGCAATCAAAAATCTTAAAGATAAAGAAGAGCTTATAGTTACCTACGGTAAAGATAGAGAAGGTAATCCTAAAGAGTATAAGATATCGGCTAATCAATGGACTAAAAATATGTCTTATGGTATATATGAAAATAAGGTATTCGGTAGTGGTATGAATGTAGATAAGATTACTGGTACTCAATTGAAGTGTTATACGTATGATATGATGTCTAATAAAACTACTTATAACTTTCCATTGTACTTACTTAACATAGTCTAACCAAAGTCACTCATATGGTATCCCAGCACATACAATCTCAGTTATATGAACTAATCTCCCATAGATTCGACACCATACAGGTAGATAGATACTCTATGGAGAAATCAGATTGGAATCTCAACGTACCTCGTAAGTTTTCCTTTATAATGTCCGTACGTAAGGATTATCCGTTTAAGGTCACGGTATCGGAGATAATGAAGAGTGAATTCGTACATGAGGCTTTTTGGTTGGCAAAGAGAGTAGAGGATGTCGTTAATGAAAATATAAAAAATGAATAGAAGTATAAATTTTTCGTGGCAACTTCGCGCGTTTTGCGCGGCGGTCGCCTTGCTTTTCTCTTGTACTAAAGAGGATTTACCGCTCTCCCCCTGTCTTGACGGTGATTGTAACGCTACTATGGTATTTCCGGTTGAAAAAGATAGTAACGGTTTTTACCATGTAGAGCTAGATTGGAATCGTCCATACTATCCATACTTTTCTGTTGATGTATTTGCATCTAAACTTAAGGATCAATATCTCTATAACGGCAAAGCTAATGTAGAAGCAAGATTTGATAGTAATAGTTATTGGATAATAGGAGATACCTTAACGGTTACGGTAAATAACTACAACCCTTTCACAGGCCCTTATGATTATTCCGGAAACCTACTACCATACGGCACTACAACAGTTAACCTTACCCAGTTTCAAGGTATGAAAGTTAACATGGTACAGGATAATCTTATATATTTTACCGATGATCACTCTAGATTAAGAAGTAAACGGGTAGTAGGTCCTATTCCACCATCGGCTATAGGCGATACTATTACGTTATACATGGAGGTTTATTGGGAAGCAGGTAGTGAATCTATAGTTAAAAATCACTATAGGGAAAAATTTATTGTAGAATAGTTGATCTTTTGAATAAAAATCATTATCTTAATTATATATTAAGAATTAAAAATAATATAATACTTAATTATAGTATAGTATAATAATAATAATATAATAATATAATAAATAATTAATCTAATATGGCATTGCAAGCGGAGAAAATCCATTCGAATTACGAAAAACATCTTAAAATCATAGATACTTATATAGGTGGTAGAAAAGATGATTGTAAAAAACTTATAGAACACTTAGGAGAGGCATATATTATGGCTCCTGCTAGTGGTAAGTCTTGGCATCATAATGCATTCCCAGGAGGATACGTAGATCATGTTAACAGAGTAGTAGAGTATGCTATAAAACAAAGCAGATTATTTACAGAAATGGGAGGTACTATAGACTATACAGAAGAAGAATTAGTATTCTCAGCATTATTCCATGATTTAGGTAAGATAGGTGATGGAGATAAAGAAAACTACGTAATCCAGAATGATGAATGGAGAAAAAACAAACTATTTGAGAACTATACCTATAATCCAGACTTAGATTTTATGCTAGTACCGGATAGATCGTTATTTATACTACAAAAATTCGGTATCCCAGTTAGTCAGAACGAGTTTTTAGGTATAAGACTACATGATGGTGTATTTGATAAGGCTAATGAAGCATACTTTTACAGTAATATGCCTACTTCTAGGATGAAAACTAATATAGTATATGTTCTTCACTCTGCTGACTTCTTAGCCTCTAAGGTTGAATTCGATAAATGGAGAAAAGACGGTGGAAGCTTAGTACCTAAAGATACTAAACCTAGATATAACCAGAAAAAATCGTTTAAATCCTCAAAAGGTTTAGATAATATGTTAAAAAACTTATAATTATGGATATTTTTTACATAATAATTTTTATTTTAGTTGCCTTTTCGGGAACTTTAGTGTATATTATTAGAAACTTAATGATAAAAGTTGAAAAATACGAAGATGTAACAGGTGATCAAACACAATACCTTCAAAACGTTTCAAATATTATCAGAGAGTCTCAACAACACTTACAGAATCTTGATGAAAAAGGGGTCTTTCAATCAGACGACGAGGTTGGTGAATTTTTTAACCAAATGAAAGCAGTACAGGACGAATTGAACAGATACATGCTCCCTGAAAATTATGGCAAGGAAGAGATCGAAAGCTAACTATTTTACTAAAGAAACAGAAGAATATATAGTTAAGTTTAATACCTCGGATGATCACGAGTATAAAAAAAGAATCTTTACAGAACACATCTACTACCCTTTTTACAAGCTAGCAGAAAACATTATACATACTTTTAAGTTCTACTACACCGATGTAGACAAGATAGAAAACCTTAAACACGAAATAGTATCTATTCTATATGAAGAAAAGATAATGAAGTTTGATCCTACTAATGGGGCTAAAGCATATTCTTATTTTGGTACTATAGTTAAAAGGTGGCTTATAAACTATAATAACAAGAACTACAAAAAACTTAAGCAAATAGGATCTTTCTCCGATATGGAAGAAAGCTACTCCCAACACGACCATGTAGATAAAAGGTTTGCAGTACCTTTAGGTTCTTTTATAGATAAATGGGTAGATGAAACATACGGTATATTAGATGAACTTTTTATAAAAGAAACAGATCTTAAAATAGCAGATGCTGTTCTAACTATATTTAAAACCAGACACGATTTAGATATATTTAAAAAGAAAGCATTATACATTTATATAAGAGAAATGACCGATTGTGATACTCCTAATCTAACTAGAGTAATAAACGTACTTAAAGAAACATTT